CCGGTCTTCTATCTTGTAGGGATAGTGTGCTGCCACAACACTAGAGTGCGGGGGGAACATTTTGAGAGAGAAACAGGAGTAGGAAACTTATATGCTTTGGAAACAAGATATTAGGATCAAACCTGAAACCCCTCACAGAGGAGTAATAGAGATCTCATTAAGAAAAGCCTTAGGCTTTCCTTACTACCTCTCTACCACCTTTCTTCTTGATAGGTTTAACTTCGAAAGTTATATCCTTACAAGCCTCTGCAAACACAGTCTCAGCGTTCATAAGATTTGGAGAAACTCGAGCCTGAACCGCATTGATAGTCACATTACCACCCAAGACTAGACGAACTGACCAAGTCCGCCCTACCATCGATAGAACCACTGAGTACTCGAGTGTATTACCAGCCGAGTGACGACATATCTGATCTAAATTCTTGAACACCTTGAGAAGAAGAGAACGATTCTCAATAACCGACATCCGCTCCTTTCCAGACAATAAGTCTGTTAAAGTATTACGGAATCGATCAAGAAGACCGAGACGTGCAGACTCCACCATATTTTCATCAGCAGACGCTAACAAGTATAGTAGATCCGATATTCGACTAGCTTCATACTCAGACGCTCTGACCACCGGATGGAACATGTTTAGAGGAGGTACTTTAACCTCAGGAGAAACAGCAGAACCTGCCATCTCAGTAGCAACCTCTTTAACCTCTTCCTCTCCCTGCAGACTAATCCAAGGACTAATCGGCGGAGAGTTCTCATTAGCATACTGCTGTATGAGAGCACCGATACCCAGAGATGTACGAAGTAGAGCATCTAATCTCTTAAGAGCCTCGACAGCTGATGTCCAAGTGTAAACTTCGATAATATCCTTTTCAGTCAGAGGCACACCTTTGAACCATTTACTTGGAGAAGCAAGTGGATACCCGTTTGGAACGAGAGAACGAGAGAGACCCGAAACAGAAGATGGGACTAGATTATTCTTAAGATGTAACTTGATCGACTCTTTGTCAAGGAACGAAGATACCAGATTCCAGAATTGTTTTGGAGAGATTGAAGGGTTACGTTTGACCAGCTCATTTTGTAACTGAGCAACTTCCCTTCCATCTGAAACAGTTTTACAAACCGTTTTCACGGGGATTGAAGATAACTCGACACCTTCGACAAAAGTATGTTTACACAGTTCACCTGCAACTAGACCTCCCTCATGGTGTAGGACTGATTTTGTTTCATTAATGATTAAACCATAAGCATTCATGATCTCACGGTACTTCGTAGCCACGAAACCTGAAAGTATAGCAGAATCATCGCCAACTATACGGTAGTTCCAGCCAGTAGGCCACTCTGCACGTTTAGCCGCTGCATGAATAATCACATGATGTGTTAGAGCCAACATCGGGAATGAAGACCGTGCCCCCATAGGTTGTCCAACCTGATAGAAGATAGCCTCACCCTCCGGTGTCATAAACGAGCGGTCTGATAGTATCTTAGACCAAGCAGTTGCCATAGAACCAGATCCTAACAGATGAGTGAGAATCTCCCTCTGCAGAGAAACAGGTAATCTATCAGTAGCAGCTGTTAAGTCAAAACAGTTAAGGACCGACTCGTTCGATAGAGTCCAAGATTTAACAGTCGCAACAGCAGAATCCTGATCGAAAGTTCCATCAGTAGACAGACCTTTCAAAAAGGAGTTTACCGTCTTGTGAAGTGGTGTCATGGCCATTTGTGTCCAGTAATCAAGAGCAGCAACAATCCTTGCCTTCCCTCCCCACTCTTCAATCACATTTAATTTCCCAATCCGAGGAGCCCGATCTGGAGCGATATCACCATTAGGTAGTCTAGCCACCCCATGCATATCACTGATAATGAAGGACATACCAGACTCTTCCAACCAGACTCTGAATTGTTTAAACAACTTAGGCCACTTAGCCCAAGCTTTGACATCAGAATGAGCAGTCCAAGTGGCTTGACCATTAGGACCTGAAGAAGAC